CTCTGATTATACCAATCTAGAAACATTCCTATATCCTTAGCGTTATTAAAGTACTGTAGGTCCAATTTCCCATCAGCCTCCATTCTCTTTTTAATCTTTTCAAAGTTGGCTATTTCGTGGAACTTCTTATTTCTACCCCCAGCACCTCCTGGAAGAACAACTGGTGCGCCCTGAACGGCTCCTGTCCTTTCAAAAAAATTAGGCTTCTTCGGTTGGGAAGTTTGTTTTGCCTGTTTGCGCGGCATAAGCTATTAAGTCTGCTATCCAAAGCAGGTCCACCTCCTTAAAGTGGGAACCTAAATAATCAAAGTGTGCATAAACGTCTATATCTGATTCCTGACATTTAACGCAAAATCCCATATCATCTCCGTAGTTGAAAACTCCGTCCTCGTCAAAACCCTCCTCAAATGGGGGCCACTTACCCTCTTCCTTTAGTTTCTCTAAAACCCATCTTTGTATAACAATGAGTCCTGTGGCTACAGCTCCTACCTTTTGTAATCCTTCTCTTCTTTCTGGGGCTATTGGTTTAAATTCTGGCTTACCGTCCTTATAGACAGTATCAAAGGCGAAGAATAAAATACCGTTCTTGGACTTGCCTGGATAAACTCCTCCTACTACTGGTAGGTCTAGGTCTAGTAAATCAAATATATTCTTATGGCAGGGGTTATCGTCATCTAACATTACTAAGTAGTCCCAATCTCCCTCTAGGAATTTCTTAACTATCTTGTGTCTGTTATCTGGGATGGGTCTGCCTACTGGGAAGGATAGGTCAAATTTGTAATCTTTAGCTTTCTCGTGCATCCATGCGTATACCTGCGATTCCCAACCTGCTGTAGTAGTTCCAATATTAAGGATATTTACCATGACTGTTTTACGTCGTGACATGTGAGTATTGTAGCATAAGGGGAGGTTGTTAGCCACCCCCTAAATACTATTCAGCGGAAGTTATTGTCTCCCAGGCTGTGCCCGAACAGAAAACAAGCTTATTAGCGTCTCCATCGTAAGCGATGTACCCTTCATAAGCTGCAGCTGCTGTTGGAAGAGAAGCGTTGGCTATAATTGGAACCTTAACTCCTTTATCTACATTAGCGCTGTCGTCGTTGGCCGTATCAAAAACCATATTTTTATTTCTAATCATCTTTTTCACCTCCTAAGTGAAAGAGGACCCACTAAAGTGAGTCCCCTAACTTGATAGTTTACCCCCTTTCGGGATACTTATATTCTATTGTAAAGGATTATTGAACGTCTCTTAAGAAGCCGTGTGCTCTTGGTCTGTCCGTTGCTAAGTCAGCGTACCAGTAAAGTACTGCTTCGTAAGCATCAGAATCTGCGACCCTATTGAGAACTGCGCCATCTTTGTCCATCCAATTCCAACCACTCATCTGCATGATTTCAAGGTGTTCTAGGTCAATGAAGAAAACTGTATTAGGCATACAGTCTACGTCTGCCACCCAAGGAATACCGTTGTATTCTAGGGCTTTGAAACCTCCGTCTAAATCAAGTGTGTTAACGAATCTCTTATCTGCGATTACCAAAGAAGCGTAAGCGTCTCTAGTGTCGTGGTCTGAGAGAATCATTCCTGTCTTACCACCGTTCTTTTGAACAGCTGTAATAGAGTCTTGAATTAAATCTAAAGTCATATCTCTGTTTGTACCTGAGTTATCATCGTTTGAATGTGTTGAACATTTCCACCAAGCGTAGGAACCTCTAGAAAGGTTATGTAGAGTATCTACGTAAGTAGAGTCGTCTATAATACCTTTAATACCCATCATTTCGTAAGAATCTGAGGGGACTATTCCTGCACCATCGTGTGAATTTGCTCTGATTACCCAATCATTGTCTGCTGTACCTGTATCCATTGCGGAAACAGTACATGAAGTGTTACTGTCAACTGTTGTGATTGTTACATCCTCATCAGTGGCAACACCACTATCATCAGCGATTATGTCAATAATCATGCCGTCTGAAAGATACATAGAACCTGGAGTATCAACTGTTAAAGTTGTAGTCTCAGAACCTGGGTCTCCGTTGACCAAACATCTCCTGGATGTTCCGTCGTTATGAAGCATGTAGTTAACCTCTTTTTCTAGGTCTCTTGTTACACCTTTCATTTCGGATTCTAGTGCTCTTACAATCGCGCCTTTATCATTTCTAGCGGCTGCCATTACTGGGCCACTAACTTGGATTCTTCCACGAATGTATTTAACTTTTCCGTAAGGATTCTTGTAGCTTTGCGAACCTGCAGTCGGAAGGCCTGTTTCAGAACCACCACCAACACCAGAGTTTCTTCCGTGATGAGTTGTTAAGTACCAATCTCTACCCGAAACATCTCGTTCATTCTTTCTTAACTTTTTCATAAGAAAAGTAGAATTCTCAAGTTGTTCTCTGATTACTGGCAAATAGTCTAATCTCAGTGCCTCGTCAAAGTTGCTTAAATTTTGTGCCATTATTAATACACCACCTTTCAAGTTATTTAACTTAAATACGATGGGATACTATTATCTAGATGATGCTCTTTTTGAGGCCTCTTGCCAGTTAGAAGGTGCTTTACCCTGTGGTTTTTTTGGAGTGCTACCTGTAGTACTTTCAGTACTAGGAGACTTGCCCTTTAAAGCTTTACGAACTTCAGCGTCTATTATAGATGCTTGATTCATGAGCAGGTACGCCTTTTCGGGGTCGTATACCTGACTCTCTATCATAAAACTTGTGACTTGACTCCTGTCAAACTTCGGATAGCCATCCTTACCATCATACTTTGTTTCAGCATTGGTAAAGCTCTGCTTTAACTCTCGGTCTTGAGCCTCTTTAGCAGCCGATTCGTCCCTTTGCCTTAATGAATCTTGTATAACGGGGAGTACTATTCTTGTAATAGTTTCTCTCACATCAGACGGAACATCTTGCAAAAGTTCGTTTTGTGAAACGGCGCTAGCAGCTTCTTCTTGAACTTTAGTCTCCCGTGTCGCAGCGTCTTGCTGCAACTTGGTGATGTGTGACTGAGTTTTTGTATACTCATCAAAAAGCTCGTCTGACGATATGTCTCTGCCGAGTACATTGTACGTCTTGGACTCTACTTCACTGTCCACATCTTTTGTTTCCGACTGTTCCTGAGAGGTATCTTGAGTTTCTGACACTTCCTGGTCTTGGTCCTCTACTATGTTTTCTTCCATATTTTTAAAGACTGTAAACTTAATACGTTCCTTGGTCTGAGTCTATTATACATGTAATTGTGGGAATTAGAAAGCGCCGCCAACTTCACCTTGATAGTGTTCTACTATACCCTGTTGTATTTCAGGTGGAAGTTCTTGGAATGTTTTACTATTAATGAAGTCTCTATGTACTTGAGAGTGCTCTGGTGTAGCTCCTTCAGTTGGAGGTAAGATGTTTCCGTTAGCCATTTCCATGTTCTCTTTATCCGCCATAGCCTGCATGTCTATACCGCCCTCTTCCTGTCCCTCTTGGCCCTGTTGATTTCTACCAGCTATCTCTGCTTGTATGTTAGCCTCTTCTAGTCTCTCTTCTCTAGCCTGTTGTGACAACTCCTCAACGTTAGGAAATTCTAGATGTCTTAGGACTGCTTCTGCTGGTAATACTCCGAGCTCGGCAAGCCTCATAATGTTTTCCAATTGGGCTTCTTTTGTGTAACCTAGCCACGAACCTATCTTTACTATTACTTCATTATCTTCTCTGATTACTGTTGTATTCTCAATCTCGTCTGGCTGTCCTGGGGCTCCCTCTCCTACTACCTTCATAGTATCTGAGCCTTCCTCTGGTTCTGAGAGTTTAACTATTCTTGAGGTTGTATAATTCTTGGCTATTAAGTCTAAGATTCTCTCTCCTACAACTGATAGGAAAGATTCTAAGGATTGAGTGACTCCTGTTAGGTTGTTAGCGTCTGCTGACTGAAGAGCTTCTAAGGTCTTACCTGAACGGGCTCCGCTAGGAAGTCTTCCCAAAGCCGCGTCGTGAGCTCCCATCAAATCTTCTATATAAGTAGTAAGTTCGTGATTTAAGGAATCAAATCCTGCGGGTAGGGGCTGCATTCTCATTTGTTCAAACTTCGTGTTCTTACTGACTTCTAATATCTCTCCGCTCTCGTTTGTTACTATACCTACTCCGTGGCCCTTCTCTGCAATTAGTCTAAAAACTAAGGCTTGGTTTGCGTACATAATCTTCTGTGAGAGACTTCTATCTAAGGCTTTGTTTAAAGGAATAACATCTGATACCCACGCTCTCTGATAAACAGTTGTGGGGTTCATGTCTACTTGCATACAATATAGGGGATATTCAATCTCATCTAAATCCTCATCTCTTAAAGCTTGGTCTCCTGCATAAGAGAACAAGTGAATGTGTCCACCCTTGTCGTTCTTCTCAGCATCCCAAAGCATAAACTCTTTAACGTTAGCTCTTTTAATAGTCTTCTTGTCTGGTCCAGCCTCCCTCTCTAAGATTCTAGCCTTCATTCTGGATACTGCTTGTTCATCTTCGTCTTTTACTTCTTTTCTATTTTTCTTGTTGTATCTCTCATCTGCCGCAATCTCATCTAACGACCTGTTGACAACTTTAGCTGCAAAAGGACTCACCAATCTCCCGTCGTATAGGTAAGCTCTTCTATCTATAAATATGTCAAATGTGGGGTGTAATCTAACTCTAATATCTCCGATTCCCCTAGACGCTGTTGGGTCCCAATCTACCTCAGCCCAACCTACGGATGTATCCAAAGCGGAATCAACAATCCCAGAAACCATAGATTCTAAATGTCTCTTTCTATATATAAAGTCTAGTACTTTTCCGTATCTTCTTGTAGTTGTGATTGTCTCCTCATCTATGTCTCCTGGAACAACCTCCCACTTAGGTCTTGAACTAGTAATGTAATTCTTAATAGCTCTCTTAGATGAACGGACCTTGTTAACAACCATTCTGACCTCACCTCTTCTTCTTGGGGGGTTGGCTTCTATAGCTGACGTGCTTGTGTTGAATGTAAGATAGTGATGCCCTTCTAAGAACATGTGGTTTAAGTACCACTCTAAATCTCTCTTCTCTCTGGATGCTTTTACATCATTAAGTAATTGCTCACAGTAAGCAATTTTTTCGCCATCTTTTAATTTTTGAAACGGTTTACCATCTACGCTAATCATATTTGTTGTTTAGCCTCCACCATTCTTGCATAAGGAACATCCTCTATAGGTAGGTAGGGGTCTTCTTCCTTTTTCTTTTCCTCTACAACCTCT